CGATATGCAAGAGTTTAACAAAGATGTTAAAGAGTTTGTGACTAATTGTAATGTTAGAATAGAGGATGATTACACATATGAGTAAAGATACTAAAGAATTAAGGGAGGCTTTGGGTATTGTTAGACTAGCACCTAAATTAGAAATAGTGCTAGATAAATTTGAGAGGGTGGCTAATGAAAGATTTGATGGCGTTAAAGATAATAAAACTTTGTTTAAGAAGAGAGTTCTATCAAAAGTACAAAAACAAAATACAAAAAAGTAGTTTATCTAATTTGCTAGATGTATATGCAGTTATAGAAAAAACTTACAAAGACCTACCTGACTGTAATGAAATACTGCCTGACGACTTGTATTTAAATTACACAACTTACAATCCAACAATAACACAATCTAACAAAGACAAAGCAATGCAAGTTGTTTTAGATTTAGACAAAGTAGATATCAATGAAGACAATGTTGTAATGACTATACAAGAGATGCACAAGTCTCAGATAGTTCATACCGCTGCACAAAAATGTTTAGATATTTACAAAGGTGGTGCAGGTGAAATAAATTCTGTCATAAAACTTTTACAACAAGACGATTATATCGGCGATACTATGCAAGAGGTAACAAAAGATTTGTATGAACTTTTAAAAGAAATGGACTACAGTAATCTGTTTCAGTTCTCTGCACCTTCTTTATTAAATGAACAAGTAAAAGGTGTGGGCAAAGGACACTTCACAATAATATTTGCAAGACCTGAGTCAGGCAAAACTGCTTTTTGGATTAACATGGTAGGGGGTGTAAATGGTTTTGCATACCAAGAAAAAGTAAATAATATAGCCATATTTTGCAACGAAGAGAAGCCATCAAGAATTGTATTTAGACTAATACAAGCATGTTCTGATATGACTAAGAGTCATATTGATGAAGAACCAGAACTAGCAAATCAAGAATGGCAAAAGATACAAGAAAAAATACATATTTATGATTGTAAAGATTTTACAATAGAATCGATAGATAACTATTGTGAAGAGTATAAACCTGATGTAGTGATAGTAGACCAACTAGATAAGATAGAATTGTCTGGCAACTTTAACAGTAGCCATGAAAAACTAAGGGAGATATATAAACTAACTAGAGATATATCTAGTAGAAGGGATGTGTGTATGTTTGGTATTTGTCAAGCGAGTAGTGATGCTCATGATAGAAATCATATAAGTTTTAATACCATGGAAGGTAGTAAAACAGGTAAGGCAGCCGAAGCTGATTTAATTATTGGTATAGGTAAGAAAGATGATTGGGAGGGTGAAGAAGATTTTACTAGAACATTGTGTATTAGTAAAAATAAATTAACAGGATGGCATGGTATTATAACTTGTAAGATTGTGCCAAGTAAATCGAGGTATATAGACTAATGATAAGTGTATTAGATATAGAAACAACCTTTACAAAAGACGGGGATAACACTCCGTATAATTTAAGTAATAAACTAGTAAGCGTAGGAGTAAACGATGAATATATATTTTTTAATCATGACGAGTTCACTGGCGATATTCGTACTAGCCATAACAAACTCCAGTCAATTTTAGATAAGACAACACTAATGGTAGGACATAATCTTAAGTTTGATTTGTCTTGGTTATTAGAGTGTGGATTTAAATATGAAGGTAAGATATGGGATACAATGGTTGCAGAATCAGTTTTATTTAGAGGTCAAAGAAAACCATTAAGTTTAAAAGAATGTTGTAGAAGAAGAAAGATAGGTATCAAGTATGCAACATTAGAAAATGCCATAGATTCCGGAATTGGTATGGATAAGATACCAATAAAAGATTTAGAAACATATGGTAGGAACGATGTAACTATTACAAAAGATTTATATCTACAACAAGATTTAGATTATAAAAGAGAAGAGAATAAAATACTTGTGCCTACATTAGAAATGATGTGTGAGTTTTTAGTTACACTAGTTGAGATAGAACGCAATGGTATCTATGTAAATCCTAGCACATTAGATGAACTAAAAAAGAGATTGAATGAGGAGTATCATTCTGTCAAAAAAAAGATAGACATAACTGTTCAAGAGGTAATGGGTGACGCTAGTTATAATATCACTAGTGGGGAGCAGTTATGTAAAATCATCTATTCCAGAGAGATAATAGATAAAAATGATTGGGCAAAGACATTTGGTTTAGGTACAGATGAAAATGGTATAAAAAGAACTCGTGTACAATATCCTTCAAATACTTTTAGAGAACTAGTAGAGGCTAAAACTAAACCTATTAAATATACTATAGGCGAAAAATGTAAAACATGCGATGGTGTTGGACACTATAGAAAGTATAGAAAAGATGGCGTACCATGGATTAATCTTACTAAGTGTAAAGATTGTAATGCTCAAGGTGTTCTACTTACGGAGACAGTTAAAATCGCAGGATTTAAAATTAAACCAAGAGACCAAAGAGATGTGACATCATTGGGATTTAAAGTAGGATGGGATAATTTAAAATCTATCGGCGATAGAAATCCTGGGAAAGTAAGAGAGTTCTTAGATTATATCATAAGATATAAACAGATAGAGAAGTGGCTATCTACTTTTGTCGATAAGATGAAAGAAGAAGCATACGAAAATAATGTGCTACATCCTAAGTTTAGCCAAACAAATGTAGTAACAGGTAGGCTGTCTTGCTCTGACCCTAACTTTCAAAATATACCAAGAGGGGATAAACTGCCTATCAAAAGAGTTATACAATCTCGATTTGATAATGGTGAAATAATTGAAATGGATTTTGCTCAACTTGAATTTAGAGTTGCTGCTTACCTATCCCAAGATTCTCAAGCCATACAAGATATTTTAGAAGGTGTGGATGTTCACCAAAATACTGCTAATGTTATAGGTTGTAGTAGACAAGATGCGAAAGCACATACATTTAAACCTCTTTATGGTGGCTTCTCAGGAACTGAAGAAGAGAAAAAATATTACTCATGGTTTAAGAAAAGATACAAAGGCATAACACAATGGCAAGACAGCACAGAGGACAATGCTATATCTACATCCTTTGTAACACTTCCTAGTGGTAGACAATACTATTTCGAAGGAATAAAAAGAGCCACAAACTGGGGTTCTAATTACTATACCCAAGTAAGAAATTATCCTGTTCAAGGATTTGCAACAGGGGATATAGTTCCTGCAGCCTGTATTGACATTTACAATGCAGTAAAGGGAATGAGAACTAAACTAATCAACACAGTCCATGATTCTATTATCATAGATGTACATCCCAAGGAGGTAGACAGCGTTATAAATAAACTAAAAAAAGCTTGTGATGGTATCACACAATCTATCAATAAAAGATACAACATAGACTTTAATGTGCCACTTGACTATGAAATCAAAAAAGGGCATAATTGGTTAGACCTAAAACGAATATAGGAGTTATATATATGACAGACAAAACAATCTTTGGAGACATGTCCGAAGAACAAATAAGAGCAGAGGCAGGTATGGGTGCTAAAAGCACTCCTTCTTATATCGTGCAACTGCGAACTACAAGTAATCACAAAGATAAAAATAACGATGATAAAATCACACAACATCTGGGTAGCTACAATGTGTGGGATAAAGACACCGAACAGTTTATCTATGCACCTACTATTTCTTTCAGACCTTTTATGAAAAGAAATCAGTATATGACATGGGATAATAAAGAGAAAACTTTTTCTGCTGAATCAATCTTGGTAGCGTTTGGCGAAGAGGCTTTCGATACATTAGGAACTACCAAGTGTGGATATGTCACTGCTAAAAATAGGAATGACTTAACACCAGACCAAAAAGAGAAAGCGAACAATACAAAGTTCTACAGAATTATGTATGGTTTGATTGACATGAAAGGTGAAAATTCAAAGGGTGATAAAATTACTTTGAAACAATACCCCGTTCAAATAAAATATGCAGGTGGTAATGCAGTGGTCATGAGCAATCTTGATTCTTTATTGTCTAATAAAGGTATCCTTTGGTCTAACAAGGTAGAGTTGAGTACGGAGGAAAAGACCAATGGTGGAATAACATATTACAATATAAAACTAGGTAAGATAACTTCGTTAGATGTTCCTGCTAATTTACTAGAAGATAGTGATGACGGCAGAGCCTATCAGTTATTTAAAAATGATATTGATGCCAAGAACTCGCAAGTCATGGAAAAATATCATGCTCATCTAAAAAAGTACGCTGATGATACTGAAGCGGTGTCAAAAGTTACTAACTCTTGACAGAACAAATATTAGATAAGATAAAACATTTATTGGTACAGGCGGAACAATCGCCTGTGCCTCTCAGTGAAGAACTCATTGAACAGTTTGGCGAAGACTGTAAAAAAGCAATCCGAAAACAATTCAAAGAAAAAAGAGACACTTCTTTTAGAATAAGAATGTCAGGTATCGGTAAACCTCTATGTCAATTACAAATGGAAAAACTAGGTGCTAAAAGAGAAGCACAACCTTATAATAATAAACTAAGATTTATATTTGGAGATATGATAGAGGCTATAACAATGTTGTTATTAAAAGCATCTGGAACTACAGTTGATAGTGAACAAAAAAAAGTATCTAGAAAAAGCAAATACTTTGAAGATGGACTAAGTGGAACTTATGATGTTGAGATTGATGGTAAAATTTATGACATCAAGTCGGCTAGTGATTGGGCATTTAAGAATAAATTTTCTATGGGTTTCGATGCAGTAGTAGAAAAGGATGTGTTTGGATATAAGTCACAAGGATATTTATATGCAGATACAGAGAATAAAAAGTTTGGTGGTTGGATTGTAGTTAATAAATCCACAGGTGAAATGTGCCTTGTATCTCCACCAATGGATGATACTAAACATAAGAAAGAAGCATTAAAAGTAGCAGACGATAACATAAAAGCATTAATGGAAAACAAACCATTTGAAAGATGCTTTGATGATGTAGAAGAAAAATACAGAAGTAAATTAACAGGTAACAGAGTGTTAGATAGTGTGTGCGGTTTTTGCTCTTTCAAACAAGAGTGTTGGGGTGATAAGATAGAATACTTACCTCAACAAGTCTTTGATGATGAAGGTAAACCTCGTTCTAAAAATCCTAGATATTATTGGTATACTCATGTAGCCAATAGGGAAAAGAACAATGACAAAGAAAAATGATACTATTGATGACGGCATAGTAATATTAATTAAACCCCACAAAAAAGGTAAGTTCGCAGTAGGACTTACAACAGACTACAAAGCAGATACTCCTGAGAAAGAAATGTGTAAGTTAGTTGCACTAGGGGTAGCACAACAAGTGTTAGAAAATCCTGACCCTTTTTACGAAAGAGGTATAGAGTTATCAGCACAGTTAGATGATATAGATTTGTCAGATAAAAAAGAATTTATTAAAGAAGATGATGACAGTAATATCATAGACTTAACAAAATATTTAGACTTAAAAAATCTAAACTAGGAGTAATCATGAAACACAATTCTAATTTTAAACATGACTTAGAATGGGGCAAACAAGGTGAGATAGTAGTAGGTGAGATACAAGAAGGCGAAAAGACTGAGGTAAAATCTGAAAGAGATAAGTGGATTAAAACAGGCAATCACTATTGTGAATATCAAAGCAGAGGTAAGGATAGTGGTATTAGAAAAACTCACGCTGAATGGTGGACTATAAATTTTTATATCGGCGATAGATTTTGTTTTAACATTACAGTAAGAACACAAGACTTAAAAAATATAATAAATAATAATAATTTTAACAAAGTTCCTGGAGGCGATAGTAATACCTCATGGGGATACTTAGTTCCTATTATTAAACTAATTGATTGTAATAATTATAAGGAGAGAATAAATGAAAACTGAAGACATACTAAGTGATGCATCAAGATTAGTCTCTGGAGACAGAGCAAAGGCTTATGGAGATAAGAAGATACTCCATGATAAGATAGCTAAGATGTGGTCTGCATATACAGATTGTAATATAAATGCAGAACAGGTAGCTATGATGATGGCTATATTAAAGATAGCTAGAACAACAACAGGAAGTAGTTCCGATAGTTATACAGACGGAGCTGCATACATTGCAATAGCAGGAGAAATACATGACCAAAAATGAAAAACCTCAACAAAAGAACTATGTGATAAGTGAAGAGCAGAGAAATACTCTACTACAATACTTAGCAAATAGACCTTTTATTGAGGTTCAAAAACTTATTAATTTATTAGCAGGACTTACAGAAATCAATGACAACATCTCACCAAACTTCATCAAAAAATAAAGAGGCATTTGTTTTATATAGTTGTAAAATTTCTTACTGGAGAACTGATGGTAATCTGTATTGGGATGAGGAAACTATTAATACAAAAGAATTAATAGAAGATTTTAAAAAGAAGTATGGGACTAACGAGCCATATTCACAAGATAAGAAACTACTAATACCCTTACCTCATATACTCAAAGCAGTGATAACTCATTTAAAGAATGAGTACAATCATTCTTATACTAGTACCCAACAACTATTAAATAGATTAACTAGCTAGTTCTTCCATTCGGGAAGATAAATCCTTTGCCCTGTTCGGGGTCTGCCTTGCCCACTTCGAATCGAGCATCTCGGATGCCGCATCCATATACGAATGACTTTGCAATGCAAGAATCATATTTCTAAACTTAGAAACACCTGTAGCTCCCATTTGAAAAATCATTTCACATAATATTCCCTGAGCTTTTAAAGGTATATCTAATTCATTTTCTTCACAGAGTCTTTCCATACTTGCCCATGCTTTGTTAAAGTCTTGTTCAAATACCTTATCCCAACCTTCTTTGGTTGTAGGTACATCTTCACCATCCATGATACGGTGACCATAGCCCCCTGTTAAGAATCCTTCTGTGCAGAGGTAGGGGTCTAGTCTATAGCCTTCATGCTCCTTAATTCGCTCCATCAGTTCATCTTTAATTACATCTACCATAGTTTACTCCTATTTTTTCTTACTAATCATGCCCTTGATACCAGGTGCTGCTCTAACCCCTAGAGATACAGAACAGGCCAAATATAAAAGATGACGATAATATTCAGGTAAAGTTGCGAGTACCTCAAAACCTTCTTTTATATGTGGTCGTAAAGGTCCGATAAATACACAAATTGCAGGAACCATCAGGGCTAGTAAAACAAACTCGTCTTTCCACGACCCTTTCATTTGGTCTACGGCTGATGCCT